TGCATACGCACAAAAAGCTGGCAAGCAACTTCCAGGTTTGTTTGCAAAAAGCAACAGTGCTGATGGCGCTCGCAAATACTACAATCGTAAGAACGCTGTTCGTAAGATTGCTAATGAAGCAGCTGAACAGGTCGATGAAAAGCTGAACATGGACAAAGCTTCGATGGGAACCGTAATCAAGGATTTCCAAAAGTCTGATGCCCCGCAGTTCCAAGGCAAGTCACAGAAGAAACGCCAAGTGATGGCTATAGCCGCTAAGCTCTCAGCAGAGCGCGGTGGCAAGCCTTTGAACAAAGAACAACGTCTTCTTGCACTTATCGGAGATCTTTCTGAAACTCATCAAAGAACGATGACAGCAGTATTTGATAAGCTAAACGAAGACAACCAGAGAAACTTCTTGGCAGTATGTGATACACCAGAAGGCATTGAAAAAATGTTAGATTTCTCTATTCAAAATAGAGGTGCATAATGGCTGTTACGATTACATCAAATAAGAAAAATACATCTGCCGTTATTCACGTTTCTGCTGCTAATACCACGATTAAAGTATCTGGTAATAGCATCACAACAAACGTAGATGCAACTTCTACATGTCTTGCTATCGGCAATGAAGTGCTAACCGGAGTTTATATTGCTCAAGCATATTGGGGTGTTGATCCGAACGGTTATGCAGTAATCAAGCGTGGCACGACTCCGGTTGCCGTGTTTGATTCTACTGGTTACAAAGATTACGCAGGATGTGGTATGGCTTTGACTGTTGGTCAAACCGCCAATCTTACAGTCGAGTTTGTAGGCACTGCAAATGGATATGTTCTGCTAGAAGTTCAAAAAGCTGGCACTCTTCCATCAGAATACGCTGGTTCATAAGGTAAAAAACATGAAGCTAATCACCGAAGTTTTTGAAGATCTGAGATGCATTACTGAAGCTCGTGAAGACGGGAAGAAGAACGTATACATCGAAGGTATCTTCTTGCAAGGCGGAATCAAAAACCGCAATGGTCGTATGTATCCAGTCGAGACACTTCAAAAAGAAGTCAATCGATATGATGAGACATACATTCAGAAGGGTCGAGCACTCGGTGAGTTAGGTCACCCAGATGGTCCTTCGATTAACCTCGATCGTGTATCTCATATGATCACTTCTTTGAAGAGAGAAGGCACTAACTTCGTAGGTAAAGCTAAGCTAATGGATACACCGTTTGGTAATATTGCCAAAGGTCTTATCGGTGAAGGTGTGAAACTTGGTGTTTCATCCAGAGGTATGGGTTCGTTGAAGCTAAATAGAGAAGGCATCAACGAAGTACAAGACGATTTCTATCTTGCCACAGCCGCTGATATCGTTGCAGATCCATCTGCTCCTGATGCGTTTGTCAACGGAATTATGGAAGGTGTAGATTGGATATGGCAAGACGATTTGCTCGTTGCAAAGAAAGTGCAAGCTTTTGAGTCAACTGTACAGACAATCGAAAAAGCCGTATCTTCAAGAGAATTGGAAGCAAAGAAATTTCAAATTTTCGAAGCTTTTCTTAACAAAATTTCTAAAATCTAAATTAGCATAAATAAATAAAAATTACAAGGAGTCTAAAATGTCAGATAGAGAAAACCGTGAAATCGATCAAGAAGTTCTTGATAACGAAATCGTTGATGAGAATGATCTCGATGAATCTGCTGGGTCGGAAACATTGAAGCCGAATCCAACACGCGCAGAGATGCTAGCTACTTTTAGCTCGCTTCTTGCACAGTTGAAGGGCGAAGATCTTTCGCACTTCTTTAACGATTCAATTAAACAATATAGCCCAGCCGGTATTCCTTCTTCGCCGATGCCTGGTGGAGCTCCTGGCCTTGGACAAATGCCACGTGCAACACTCGGTGCAGTGAAAGAAGATATTGCTGAACTCTTCTCAGGTGAAGAGCTTACAGAAGAAGCACAAGAAAGATTTACAACAATCTTTGAAGCTGCTGTCAGCGCTCGCGTATCACTCGAAGAAGCTCGTCTCGAAGAAGCTTTTGAAGCTCAACTTAACGAAGCTATCGAAGAAGTTAAAGAAGAAATTACTACAAAAGCAGATCAATATCTTGACTATGTAGTTGAGTCGTGGATGGAAGAAAATAAGCTTGCCATCGAATCGACTCTTCGTGCCGACATTGCTGAGAACTTCATGGAAGGCCTCTACAATCTATTTGCTGAATCATACATTACAGTTCCAGAAGAAAAGCTGGATGTTGTCGGTGAATTAAAAGCCCAGATCGAAGAGCTTGAAGCAAAGCTTGACGAATCTGTAAACTCACAGCTTGATTTACAATCAGTAATCGATGATGCAACTATGGAAGCAACATTCGATGAAGTATCAGAAGGTCTTGCTGCTACTCAGGTAGAAAAGCTTCGCGCACTTGCAGAAGGTATCGAGTTCAATGATGTCGAGTCTTACTCAAAGAAACTCAACATCATCAAGAGCAAGTACTTCTCTGAGAAGAAAGAAGTCAATACTGGCGTAATTTCAGAAGAAGCTTCTGAAGGATTTACTGAAGATAAGCCAGTGGCACTCGGAGAAATGGCTAACTACGTTACCGCCATCTCGAGAACCAAAAAGTTCTAATTGATAAATAGTATATCTAAAAGCCTTAGGTAAAGGGAGAATAAAATGTTAGCTGAGGAACTAAATAACAAGTGGAAGCCAGTGCTTGAACACACTGATCTTCCAGAAATTCAAGATTCACACCGTCGTCTTGTGACGGCAACTGTCCTTGAAAACACCGAGAAAGCACTTCGCGAATCAGGTGGTGGACAGCAAATGCTTGGCGAAGCTGAGCACGTTAACTCGGTTGGAAGCGGCCAAGTTGCAAACTTCGATCCAATTCTAATTTCGCTCGTACGTCGTTCGATGCCAAATCTGATTGCATATGATGTCTGCGGCGTTCAGCCAATGAACGGTCCAACAGGACTCATCTTTGCAATGCGTTCGCAGTATGCTAACTCAACAGATTCAACTGTTTCGGAAGCATTCTACAACGAAGCAAACACAGGTCACGCTTCACGTCTTGGTGCAGGTCTTACTGCAGCAAACACTGGTGCTGGTTCTGCAACTGCAGTTGGTGCTAACACTGTTGGTACATTCCCAGATTCATCGAACAACGCTGGTAACTCATACTACAACTACACGATGGGTCTTCTTACAGGTTCAGCTGAACTACTTGGCGCGAACAGCACATATCTCTTCCCGGAAATGGGCTTCTCAATCGAGAAGGTTACCGTATCTGCTAAGACACGTGCACTGAAAGCAGAATACACTCTAGAGCTTGCACAAGATCTGAAGGCAATTCACGGTCTTGACGCAGAAGCTGAACTTTCGAACATCCTTTCAGGTGAAATCCTTGCGGAAATCAACCGTGAAGTTGTTCGCTCGATCATCATCACTGCTGAAAAAGGTGCAACCGAAGGAACTACAACTGCTGGTATCTTCGACCTCGACACCGATTCAAACGGTCGTTGGTCAGTTGAAAAGTTCAAGGGTCTTCTCTTCCAAATCGAACGTGAATGTAACAAGATTGCAAAAGAAACACGTCGCGGTAAGGGTAACGTAATCATCTGCTCGTCTGACGTTGCTTCGGCACTTCAAATGGCTGGCGTTCTTGATTACGCTCCTGCGATGAACACATCATCGCTAAACATCGACGACACAGGCAACACATTTGCTGGTGTTCTTAGCGGTCGTATTAAGGTCTATATCGATCCATACGCTGGTACAAACTTCTTGGTAGTAGGCTATAAGGGTTCGAATCCGTTCGACGCTGGTCTGTTCTATTGCCCATACGTTCCACTACAAATGGTTCGTGCGGTTGATCCAGGTTCATTCCAACCAAAGATTGGCTTTAAGACTCGTTACGGTATGGCACCGAATCCATTCGCTAAGGGTACTACAGCTGCTTCGACAACTGCAGTTCTTGAGCAAGATTCGAACAAGTACTACCGTCGCGTTCTTGTTACAAATCTTATGTAATCATAAGAGTTGGAAACAACCAACCACAAACTGGAAGGGGAGTCGAAAGGCTCCCCTTCTTTTTGGCATGTACAATATATAAATAGTGTGTATAATGGCTATAAGGCTTCGAGATAAGATATGACTGCTGTAAACGAAATTAACAAAAACTTTCTGTCACCATTAGGTTACAAGTTTACTCTTGCGCGAGCTCCAGCTCTTACATATAATGTACAGAACATTCGATTTCCTGGAGTACAAATGAGTAATGGCGAGAGTCCAACACCATTTGTTCCAATTCCAGTCACAGGTAAACTGACTTATAGCCCGTTAGATCTGACGTTTCGAGTAAACGAAGATATGACAGATTATCTCGAGATATATAATTGGATGGTAGCTCTTGCGTCACCAGTGAATTTCGAAGCATATAAGGCTTTAAAAGATCAGAACGCAGGAGCAATAGAAAATCTACGTTCAGATCTTAATCTACAAATCATGAACAGTAGCATGAATAGTAATATCATGATAACTTTCTATGACGCGTTTCCAGTTTCAATCGGAGATATGGAATTTAATAGTACAGATACCAGTGTCAATTATATAGAATGCAGTGTAGAGTTTAAATATCTGAGGTACGATATTTCAAAAATAGGATAATTATGAAAATTGATGACATATACAATGAGTGGGAAATTGATTCCCAGATAAATCGATCTGAGCTCGGCGAAGAAGCTCTTAAAATTCCAAAGTTACATCACAAATATTTTAAAATCTTTACGCATGAAAGACTGCAGCTTCGTAAGTATGAAGCAGAGATGAAGCAACTAAAGATCGAGAAGCTGGAATTCTATACTCTCGGACCGACAGAAGAGTCGCATGAAAAGGGTTGGAAGCTTCCACCACAAGGAAAAATACTGAAATCTGAGGTGAATAACTATATAGAAGCAGACAAAGATATCGTCAACCTCTCGCTTCGAATGGGTATTCAACACGAGAAAATCGATCTGCTTGAATCAATTGTCAAGTCTCTCACTGCTCGTGGCTTTAATATCAAGGCCGCGATCGAATGGGAACGTTTTAAAGTAGGTATTTAATGAGCTCAGTACATCTGAAATTTATAAACAGAGTCCATGTCAAGGTAGAAGCAGAACCTTCGACGATCATGGAGTTGGCAGATCAATTTACATTTTATGCCGAAAACTACAAGTTTAATCCAAAGTATCGCGCAAGAATGTGGGATGGTAAGATTCGACTTGTCAACAATCTGTCTGGATATGTATATGCTGGCTTAGCCAAACATATCAAGAAATTTTGTGATGCTCGAAATTATAGTTTTTCGTTCGATGAGCAGTTATACTATGAGAACGTATCGAAGCACGAGCTCGAATCATTTATTGCCACGCTCGATATACCTGAAAAATATGTGGCACGCGACTATCAATTTGATTCGATATTGAAATGTATTCGATCTGGCAGAAGAACGTTGGTTTCACCTACCTCTTCTGGTAAATCTTTGATGATATACATTCTGATGAGATGGTATCAAGAGCATAAGGCTTTAATTATTGTTCCGACAATTGGTCTTGTCAATCAAATGGCCAGTGATTTTCGGGACTATGGTTATAAAGGTAACATGCACCTCTCGACCGATGGTTTAAGTAAAGCAAATGATATCGACTGTGATATGGTCATTACCACGTGGCAGTCATTAAATAATGGTAAAAACAAGATGCCAAAACCTTGGTATCTACAATTCGGAATCGTATTTGGAGACGAAGCACATGGAGCAAAAGCAACTTCGCTTATACAAATTCTTAGCAGTCTTACTGATTGTAAGTATCGCTTTGGTACCACTGGCACGCTTGATGGCACACCCCTCAACGAAGCCACAATCGAAGGTCTCTTCGGTCCTAAATACAAAGCCGTCAGCACAAGAGAGCTCATGGACCAAGGATACGTATCCAAACTCAAAATCAAGTGCATCGTCCTTAAGTATGATGAACCTACTAGTCATGCAGTCAAAGGAAAAACATATCAAGAAGAGATCGATTTCCTCATTAATTGCGATGCTCGGAATAAGTTCATCCGCAACCTCGGACTCTCCTTAAAGGGTAACAAACTTGTTTTCTTTCGAATTGTGGATCACGGCAAAATACTACACGATCTGATAACTAAAAGCACAGATCACAACGTATTCTACATTGATGGCTCTGTCAGCGGTGATACTCGAGAAGCTATACGTAAGGCTATCGAAGAAGAAGAAAACGCCATCCTCTTAGCATCGTTGGGTACTACTTCGACTGGTGTGAGTATTAATCGACTACATCATATGATTGCAGCCTCTCCTTCAAAGTCGAAGATTAAGGTGTTG